ATCTCCTACCCTCTGATCTTTTTTGCTAGGGCAATCAGGTATTAAAGGTTCTTTTTTTTTGTCTTTTGGTATTTCTGTCTTTGGTGGTTTGCCCTCTGGTAACTTTTCTTGCTCTGAAACTGGTGCTGCCTGTTCTGTAATAATCAAATTTTGTGCATCATAAATTAAAGGTGTAAATGATGGAAAAGGGCAATCAGATATAACACCATTTGGATCATCTAATATAAGATTCCTGTTGCCTGTATTTCTTGTATCTCTGTGGTAATAATTACAGCCAATAACATTGACATTTGAATGTTCGTAGTTAGGAATAAAAGTTTGAGGTAAATGAATTTCTGGTATAACTATTTCTGGTATAACTATTTCTGGTATTTCCATCAAAGAGGTAATGATTTACCAGTAGATGTTGGTAATTTTTTATCAATCTGTGTTGGCAAAATCTCTGTGACTCTTTCCATAACTTCATTCATTACTCTTGTCTTAAATTGTTCTGAAGAAAAATACTTGTAAGCATAAACGCCACCTCCTAACATTGACGTAGAAATAATAAAACTTAAAATAGATAATATTTGAGAAATTTTAGCCATGAGAGAAGCCTTTGCTAAAGCATTAGTACCTGTCACCATTATAACTTTTTGCTCTATATGTGCATTGGCTCCACTCTATGTATCATTGTCAATGATGACTAGAACTTATACTTCAAACCAACCTTAGTTCCATAACTGTTAGTGTCGTCAGTCACTATAGAAAACTCTCCATATACATCAATATTTTTTGATGCGACTACAGAACCACCAACTTTACCAGAAAAGTTTGTTTCTGAATCTGCACCATCTGGGTTGTTAAGATACGCACCACCTTGAATGTAGTAGCTACCAAAAGCATTGCCATTCTCATAACCAAGATGTAAGTCAGTACCAGATCCAGTGTAATCTTTGCCTGTATAAGAACCATTGTTTTCTACGTTTACATAGAAACCAGCAAATGCAGGAGTTGATAAAGCTGAAGCAGCAGCTATCGTTAGTACTTTTTTAAGCATTATTAAAAAGAATAAAGCTCAATAATAATCGTTTTTAAATTAAATTCAACTTTCGGGTGTTTCTGTTTGTAGTTCGTCCTCTTTATTTTGCTCATCTATTTGTTGTTGTAGTATCTTCATTGCACCTGTTGTCTCATGCAAAGCAACAACTAACTGTTGTCTTTCAACAGCTAATTGTTGTAATTTTTCCTGTAAATTCATTTATTCGTAAATTTTTTTACCATTAGTGATTGCTTTGTCTATATCTGTAAAAGATTCAGATGTCCAGATAGAAGTCGTTCCATCAACTTTTTTGTAAGCTTTGATAATTTCAAGATGCTCTACATTACGCTTGATCTTGTCCTTATACTCATCATCAGTTTCATTTGATGTCTTAGCAGTATTGATGACAGTTACACTATCACCAGCAGCAGAGAAGATTGCTGCGATTTCATCTGCGGTTCTTTCTTCCATAATTAAAAATAGATTTGTTTACAGTTTACCCTGCTTCAAGGGCTGTGACTTTTGCTGATAACTCTTTGATTGCATTTACAAGTATTGGAACGAGTCTTTCATATTTCATTCCATAAGACATTCCATCTTCAGTTAAGTTACAAATCAACATATTATCATTTGAATCTCCATAACCATTTGTTTTTTCTACTTCCAATGCTTCCTGTGCTAAAAATCCAATATGTAATCTATTCCTTTTCTTTGATCCGTCAGGTGTACCATAAGGTTGCTCATCTGTTCCATACCAAGTTCTTCTATCCCATCTGTAGGTAACAGGTCTTAATGCTTCAATCCAATCTAAGCCCTTAGTAAAATCGGTTATATCTGTTTTATCTCGTGAATCAGAAGATGAAATCGAAGTATCAGCACAGAATATACTACCAATACTATTATTACCTAAACATACTACATCACTATTTGTTGTAAGTGTTCCACATGGAGAATTTGATCTTCCAGCATTTTTACCTAGCAAAAGGTTATTACTTCCAGTAGTTAAGTCATGCCCTGCTTCACTTCCAACACAAGTGTTCGTACCACCAGTTGTTAGACTTAATCCAGCAGCACTACCAACAGCTGTGTTTTCAGATCCAGTAGTCGTATTTTGACCAGCAGCAAATCCTAAAGCAGTGTTACTACTTCCAGTTGTTAAAGTTATTAATGCTGACTTGCCTATTGCTGAATTATTGTCAGCAGTTGTAGCACTACCTAAAGCATTTTCGCCCACAGCAGTGTTGAAATCACCTGTGGTGTTTGAACTCAAAGCAACACCACCTACAGCTACATTAAATTGTCCAGTTGTGTTGTTTAATAATGCACTAGATCCAACTGCTGTATTATCAGATGCGGTTGTGTTATCTCTTAAAGCATTTGCACCCAAACCAGTATTATTTGCTCCTGTAGTATTAGCTGTTAAAGATCGAGCACCAACTGCAGTATTGTTATCAGCAGTGGTATTAGCATCTAAAGCAGCCTCTCCTATAGCCACATTACCACTGCCAGTTGTCATTGCAAAACCAGCAGAATAACCGATTGCTACGTTGTTCAAATCTTCCTTACTTGCTGGATTTTGACTATATAAAGCTTGAAAACCAACAGCAACACTTCTATCTCCGACACTATTAGTAAACATAGCTTCGAAACCTAAAGCCACGTTTCTATCACCTGTTGTGTTTGCTCCTAAAGAGTTATAACCAACGGCTGTGTTGTTACTTGCTGTTGTATTAGCATCTAAAGCAAGAGCACCAACGGCTACGTTGTTAGCTCCAGTTGTATTTACTCTTAAAGCTTCATTTCCAACAGCCGTATTGTTACTTGCTGTAGTGTTTGCTCCTAATGCTAATGTACCCACTCCAACATTTCCCGAACCAGTAATGGTTGATGCCATCGTGTTATAACCAAGTGCAGTATTAGAACTTGCTGTTGTATTAGCCCTTAATGCCTCTTTACCAATACCTACATTAAAACTTCCAGTTGTGTTTGCTCCTAAAGCTCCTGAACCTACAGCCGTTAAATCTGCTCCAGTTGTGTTTGCATCTAAAGCTAAACTTCCAACAGCTACGTTGCTTGCTCCAGTTGTGTTTGCTCCTAAGGCAGAAGTACCCAACGCAGTATTGTTTGACGCTGTAGTATTTTGTTGCAGTGCATTTAATCCAACAGCAGTGTTAGAACCACCTGTTGTATTTTGTCTTAATGCTTCACTACCTACTGCACTATTAAATGTTCCAGTGGTGTTTAATCCTAAAGAGTCGTAACCGATAGCAGTATTGTTACTTGCTGTAGTATTTGCATCTAAAGCATTTGTTCCTAAAGCAGTGTTTTGTGTTCCAGTTGTGTTTGCTAGTAAAGACTGATATCCAACGGCAGTATTACTAGAAGCAGTTGTGTTGTTAAACAATGCTGCATAACCAACTGAAGTATTATTCGCACCAGTTGAGTTAGTGCCTAACGAACTAGTTCCTATAGCAGTATTTCTGTCTGCTGTGGTATTGGCATCTAAAGCATTAGCACCCAGAGCCACGTTTTGAGCACCAGAAGTTAATGCAGTTAGAGCATCTTTACCAATCGCAGTATTATTCGCACCAGACAAAGAACCAGAATCTAAAGCACTTTCTCCAAGAACAGTGTTACCAGAAACAGAGTTTGCTCCTTTACCTATATTTACTGAATTTATTGTTCCATCTACAGCAAACGCTGGACCACCAGCAAGACTAAATAAATTTATATGAGCATTATTAGATGTATTTCTTAGCTGCATAATACTTGATGTTGTATTAGCAAAGAATTGGCTTGCGTAATTTGTACTTGGTGCAGACGATCCAGAATTATTACTTGAAATTGCTAATAAGGCATTATTTATATCAGCCCTGACGTTTGCTCCTGTGGAGTTATCTATTACATAATCGTGTTGTGCCATTTCCTAATCCAAAATTTTCTCTAAGTATATCCTAAACCACTATTAACTACCACGCCCAAAGCCTGTAGCTGCATATTTAAAGTTTCTGTTTACATTACTAGATCCATTTTTTATATCTATATCAAAACCTGTTGCAGAAATATTTGATAAAACAAAGAAATCTCCTGATGATTGATTTTCTATTGTTATTCCTATTGAAGGCAAAACAGAATTAGCAGCTACACTTGTTCCTGACTGACCTGTGAAAAAGCTATTTGTAAAAGTAATTGATTTTGTAGAAGTACCGCTTGCTATAAATCCACCACTTGATGCGGCTGCATTTCCTAAACTTGTTTCTGTTCTGCTTTCTAATTCTGCTGTATATCCAAGTTGATCTATTTCTATTGATTGTGCAGGGTCGTCAGAATCCATATCGCATCTAAATTTAAAACCTCTTGCAATATATGTTCCATTTACAAAAGGATTAAATTGTGAAAATTCTGCTGAATATGTACAGTTTCCGCTTGTTGTTAAAGACGTTGCAGAAGTTAGTGTAAATGTGTTTGCGTCAGGCACAGTTTGTATTTCATAATCGCCATCAACACCTGTTCCAGAAGTAAAGTCAACAGTTACAAAACTACCAGCAGAATATCCATGTGAAGATTTTGTGATTGTAATGGTTGTTCCTGATATTGCATAAGTGGCTGATACTGATAAATCAGGATCAGAATCAGTTGTTGCTACTAATAATTTTGCATTTACATCTACGGCTGTAGCTCCGTCAAAATCTGTCCAAGTATCAATATTTGCTGTTCTTTTGTCTATTAAATCATTTGGTAAAAAACCCTGTGTTACAAAATGCCTTCTTAACTTTAATGGTTGCTTACCTCCTAAATCTAAAGTATTTGCAAAACTATATGAACCTCCTGTAATATCAACAGCCCCTAAGAAATCAAAATCAGCTATTGCATCAAAATCTGTTACCCCATCTAATAAATCAAGAGATCCAAGAACAAGACCATCGACATCATCACTAAAAAAACAATCTACTTTTGTTCCTTGAAAAGGTGGGCTGTCCAAATCTTCTCTATCTGTTAAAACTGTTAATTTAGGAAATACATCAGGTTGTGTATTTACATTTGTAATTGTTGCTGTGCCAGAACTAAGCCTTCCACCATCATCACGAAATTTTAAAAGATAAGTACCATTCACAATATTTGGCACGATTGACTCACTGATATTTCCAGAAAGTTGTGGCAAAACGTCCACTGAATTTGTAAAAGTTGCTCCTGTTGTAAGGTTTGAACTTCTTATAACCACGTTCCCACCATGTATAACGTCAACATCTGTTGATTTGTCAAAACGTAGTCGTACAAACTGATCTGACAAAGGTTCTATTTGAACATTCTGCACATCTGCTGGTAAAGCTGTTTTACCAACAGTTGTGAATGTTGTGGTTGCTGGATTTGTACTTGGCTTACCTAAAGCGTTATAACTAAAAACCCTAACCTCATATGTTCCGTTAAGAGTTTCAAAAATTGTAAAATCTGATCTTGTAATACGTTCTGATATAAAATTTTCATTCTGAAATCTATATTGAACCATATATTCAGTTACACCGCTTACAGGTTGCCATTGTATAAATAATTTACTTACAGCCCTGTTATTTAATACCACTATCTGCTCTGTTCCCTGTAAGCTGCTTGGTGCATCTTTTAGTGCAGTTAGAGTTGTAATTGTTCTTGCTGGCAATGCTGTGCCATCTTCTACAAAAGCATATTTATTTGGATCATGTACGACAGCAACAATTTGATAATTTAATAATTCTTGCTCTGTGACAGATACAACTCTAAAAGTCTGAAGCTCAACAGATGTATTTTCTATAACCCAAACGCTGTTAGTTTGTGGCACTGAACTAAATGCAGAATCCACAGTTATGGTTGCACCTGTAATATCGCTTATTGTTTTAGTTTCTAATGTGCCGTCAGATAAAATTACAGACAAAGTAGCTGAGTCTGTAGATGCTAAATCTGTGTTATTTTGATCGTCAACAATAATCTGAGTTGTAGATACTCCTGTCTTAATACGTCCTCCTCTTCTTACCCCTGCCCTCATAGGATCAGCGATATTAATAACAGTTCCAACCCTGACTATTGTTCCGCTTTCTAATGATGCTGTGAATGTAACTGTTTCTGCTTCGTTGTTTTGTGTATATAAAAACCAGCGTCCAAGCCTTGCCGCTTGGCCTCTAGATGTACAAGCAAAACCACTTAAGTTTTTTGTTACTATGCCATATTTTGCTTGTAAAGCTGTATCTTCCACAGTTTCATAATCTATCTCGGCTGTTTCCATATCAAAGTAAGAAACATTAACAACAGTGTATTTTGTATCTTTACTTGCACTTGAATAAGAAAAACCAGCCTCAGAAACATTACTTAAATTGTAGATATAGCTTGGATCTGTAGGTTTATCACAGCTAATATTTACTGCCCCTGCTGAATAAAAAGGCATTGCTCTCATTACAGAGGCAAGATTATTTATGGTGTCGTATGCAGCCCTTTGAGAATTAAGAACTACATTACAAGAAAATCTAGCCTCAGTACCACCAGCCCCATCATCTACTTGCTCACTTGCATATTGACTAGCAGAGAAAAAGCTAAAAACATCTAATGATGATTCTGCAATATGATCTCCGAAACCTTTGGAAGTGGTCAATAAATCATATAAGATCCACGCTGGATCATTAGAATATTCTTTATCTGTTTTAAAAGTTCCGTTAAATGTACCGCTATAGCTAATAGATCCGTCAGCCCTAACTGTTCCATTATGAGGTATTTTTATCTTTGTTCCTCTGATCCTATACATTCTTTGAGGCTGGTTTGGAAAAGTGGCAGCGTCAAAACGTAAAGCTACATGAGCAAAATTTGCATAAGCTCTTGATTCATTAATTATTTCTGTAAAAGATGACCATTGAAAACTATTTTGCAGAGTAGTTTCTGTGCTGTCTGCTGTGGTTCTATTTACTCTGATTGTGACAGGGAAACTAGTGCCAGATGGTAAGTTAATTTTATAATCCCTAAAATATGTGCTTGCAGTTCTACCTTTTACAGTGTCAGTTATAACAGTTGTAGTTGTGCCATCATTTTCTATTGTTTGTATTGTAAGAGCAACTTCAGCGCCATTAATATCTCCATTATCTTCAAACTTTTGAAGTGTGGGAAAACCAAGAGTGACTCTTACAGCATCAACATTTGTATTTGAAATTGACCTTGAAACTGGTGTTGATTGTGTAACAGTAACACCTACGCTAGTTTCTGATTCTGTTTCTGATATACCAGCAATCGCTGTTTGATCTGATGTTCCAAATCTAGGTTCAAAGGTAATGTTAGGAAAATTAAAATCCTCATCATTTGGACTTGTACCAGCAGCTTGTTGTAATACCTGAGTATTGTTTAAAAATACGTCCTTTAATGCTGAAATATTATATTCAGTCGAACCTTTGCTACCTGTAGCACTTGGAAAGCCTTCTATCTCTCCTGATCCAAGTAATTCAATCAGAGTTTGAAATTGTACAGACTGAAGTGCATCTTTTGGTAAATCAGGAAAATTTTGTGGAAATGCTTTTTCTAAAAAACCAGATTTAATTATTGCTCCAAAAAAAGGCATTATGTTGTTCCCTCTTTCTGTACAGTATCAATACCAGAACTGATTACAACTGATCCTGTAAAAACTTCCCCATAAATTATAGGTACTGGAACACCAGCCCTTGCTACGTTTTGTATTGACCCAAAACCAAAAGATTGAAATGTTGGATCATTCTGTGAAAAGCTATCAGCCATAACACCACTTGGAATATCTTGTCGAGGCATTAAAAGATTTGTAGCTTCTTGTATTAACATACTTGTTCCGATTGTTGTTAACGCTGTTGCTAAAGTGCCACTTATAAACGCAATAGATGATGTTGCTGCTAATGCACCAGCACCAACAGATAAAGCACCTATAGCAGCAATTTTAGACCCTACTGCAACTGGAATTATCTGTATATCTTCGTCACTTTGTAAATTTAATAAATCCTCTGTAATTTCCATGCCACCCATTTTTATTTTATACAACTGATTCATCATGTGATTTTCCACCTCTGGAAAATTTGCAATCAAAAAATGAAATGCCTGTTTTGGACTATTAACAGCAGCTTCAAAATAAGACTGTCCTAGAAACTTTCTTAATCTTCCATAAACTTTTATTTTTTTAAGCTTCATATCTATAAACTTTTTTTGTGGCCTCTATATATCTTAAATCATATAATTCTCTACAACTCAACTGTCTTATGTTGTGATGCAATATTGT